CAGCTGCAGTCTTTAAGTCATAAAGATTAAATATGCCATCATCTTCTATGTATTCGCCAATATCAAGTGTTCCTGTTACATTGTATTTATCAAGATTTACTTTATGTTCTGAAAATATAGATAATTTCTTATCCATTATTTCTTTTGCATTACTTTCTAAATGATGATGTATTGCATTTTCAAAATCTTTATGAACAACTGTACCAAGTCTTAATATCTTATATGAATTATCATCCATTTCATCTTTTGGGAATTGATATAACCTATATAATTGTTTTCTATAACAACTACCAGCAGAAGAAGCATGAAATAAACCATCGTTATCACGGTCATTATGTTCTTCATTTTTATATTTTAAAAAATTTATATATACGGAATGAATATCCATTTTAATCTCTCCTACATTCTCTAAATTTAACAATAATAATACTTACAGTCAACTATATAGTGCAGAGTAGAACTTATAAAAGGAATAAAAAGCCCTACCCTGCATAGTCTCATAGCGGAGACCAAAATTAATATTCTATATATCCATATTTGTTATTAAATAATTTACCACAAGTAGAACAACATTTTTCTTTTAACTTTCCTTTATATAAATCAGGCACTCTTTCTGTAATATATTGCCCTTTAAGATTTGTATGTTGTTTATATTTTATCTCGCATAAATTACAATAATAGACATCACTCATGAAGCTGCTAATCCCCAAAAGAAAAATGCTTTAATATTCTTTTTACCTTTTAAACCTGCTTCTTCTTTTGCTTTCTTTAAAGTTGCTCCTTTAAATTCAATACAATTCCATCGGTCAAATTTTGTACCATCCATTGTATTATCTACAAATTTCCAAAACTTCTTTGTACCATATCTAGGATGTTCATATATCATCTTAAAACCTTCAGATGTAGATATTGTGCCATTATATCCATCATGTCCATGTTCATGTTCTGCTTCTTCTACTAATTTATTATATGCTTCTCCTGCACTTTTATATCTACCTATTGCATAATCTCTTGCTTCAAATGCTCCCATTATTTTAACTCCTCATTTAAGTTATATATGTCTTGTGATAAATCATCAATAATATTTTCAATTTCTCTACATGAATCAATCATTGATTGGTATTGTATATTTAGTTCTTCTGATAATTTTTTAATTTTATTAATTTCTTTTTCTACTTGTTTTTCCATTATTTATCTTTCTTATTTTAATTTCTAACTCTTTTTCTCCAATTGCAATTGCATCTACAATTAAATTTGTTAGTTTATTTTCTATTAAAGCTGATGTGATAAAAGAATCTTTATTAGTATATAAATGTTTAAATCCTTCATCTGACATTTTAACTAATAATTTCTTCATCTTGTATAATGCTTTGCAATAAAATTTCTAGGTATTCTATATAATATAAAATACAAGAAAGCTATTAGCAATGGTATTTCTATGAACCATGACCACACTCCTAATGATACAGAAATTGCTCTTAGTTCAACTAATATAGGATAAGGTGCTATAATATTATCTACATTCATTGTTATTCTCCTTTTCTTTTACTACTAATGTATTTTTTCCTTCATTAAATATTTCTTGTTTTTTATCATTTAATCCTAATACCCATTTAAGAGCTTCTATCCATCCTTTATTAATAAGATATTCTTTTTGGTCTTCTGCTGTTATAATCCATTCTCCGTCTTTTTCTAAATCAATAATTAATTTTCTTATTATTTCATCTTTAGTTTGTAGTTTCATTTTATTTCCTTTAATAGTATAGGGCTGCCAGAATCACAAGGAGGATTGTTTTGTGATAACATGACGTATGTGGTTGACAGCCCTAATTAATCTAGTGTTTTATAATATATGCTGTAAGAGGCCCTGTATCTTCATCTTCCCAATTATGAATAGTAAATGTAACAGGACAATTATCCGTAATATATATTAAATCATCATAATATAATTGTTTCCAATAACCATATTGTAAAACTCTACCATCAGAACAATTTTTGAATCGTATTTCTTTTCTAGGATACCCTTGCATTACCAAAAGCAATGTTATTTTATCTTCAATATGTTTTTGCTTCATAAATTATTCCTCCATGTCTTAAAGAATATCCTATTTTAGGTTTTCTATGATTTGGCATTATTTTTATTTTACCACTTATTATATGAATAACTGTTACTCCATTTTCCATAGATATTTTTTCTATTTTATCTGGAATAATATTTTGTATTTCTTTTATAGTCATGATTTTTCTTCCTGTTCTAATATTATTTCAAATATTTTATTAAAGCCATTTAATTTGTGTCTGATATTTTTTATTTCTTTATCATTATCTTTTACAAATTTTATCATATTTTCATTATTAGTATTATTATTAAATAATCTAGTTTGAATACGTTCCAGCTTATCCATACTATCTTGGGATGCAAATAGAAGTTTATTATTTAAATCAAGTATCTCTTCTACTAATAATTTGACCATATCATCTTTTTTAACCATTTAATCCTCATCTGGTGTTATATAAATTATAAAGCAACAAACAAACACAATACACATTGAAAGTGTAAATATTAATATATTCATTATTCTTCCTCCCCAAGTCCAATTTGTGATTTTTCTATTTTATTTAATGTGCCATTAAGTTTATTATCTGCTCTAGCTATTATTGCTACTATTTCAAGTTCATTTAAACCTATGCCTTTACAAAGCTTTTGAAGCATATTTGACATTAAAATACTATCTTGTTCTGTTTTTGAGGTTTTATATTTATTAGCTTGAAGTATTAACAAACTAACAAACCATGTTAAATCACCTAAAACTTCAATTACATCATTTTTATCTTTTTTATTTCTCACGCTTCTCCCCCTTCTTCTTTATATGAATCAAGTATTTTTTGTTCTTTATCTCTTTGATTTATTTTTGCTTCTCTTAAATCATTTGGTTTTACTTCAGTTCCGAATGCAGCAACACATAATGCAGTAGCCATAGCAGCTATAGTTTGTGAATCTTGTTTAAATTCATCATCTGATAAATGAGATGAGTTCATTGCAAATAATGATAACATATCATATAATATTTCTAAAAATCGTTGTTTATTTTTTATAGATTCTTTCAATTTATCCTCCATGGTTATTATTTAAAATGGTAGTTTTCGTTTTGGAAAGTGTATCCCTACCAAAAACACTTGCGTTAATTTCTTAAGGTAGACTTAACGTATCTACCATGATTCAAGCAGTCACTTACTTACGGCACTATCAGGCAACTTACATTAGACTATTGTCGAACTATACAATAGAATCCACTATATTTGAAGGGTTGATTAAAGGAATAGTGATTAACCTCGATACATTAATCCAGCTTGATGACAAACTTGATTAACTACTTTACGAACATATGCTCGTTGTCTCTCCTCCATTTGTTTAGGTGTGTATTCAAATCTTTTCCATCCATGAGTCTTGCATCCATCTTCTACACAACAACAACATTTACAATCTTTCCAAGTATGTTTTATTCTTTTCCAGAATGTGTGTCTATCTACTTCACTATCAAAAGCTTTTGGTTTCCACTCTAAAGACATTATAACCTCCATTTATCTAATTGTTTTTCCAATTCTTCTATTTCTTTCTGATAATATTTAATAACTGCTATCAATGTAAATAAGCAAAATACAGATATTAATGAGAATATTACCAACAACATGTCTAGGATAATGCTATAATCAGTCATTATACAACTCCTCACCATTTCTATTATATAATTTTAAAGATGGATTATTACTACCATTTATATAATGATGCATTATTTTAAATGTAGCTGTTTCATCATTGTTATTATCTTCACATCCTTGAATGTATCCAGCAATGTACTGCATTACATACTCTCTAGTACCTTCTACATCTATTCTTTTAATAACAGATGCTCTATTTAGACTAGACTTTTCAATAATAAATGAATGTTTACCCATTGTTACACCTCCAACATATTAAATACTTGATTAAGATTATGTTTATTAGACTTATTATCACTTGATGACATAATATCTTCAAAGTGATACTCATTAATATAGTCAAATACGTCTTTCCTATCATTAGGATTAGAGCATTCTTCTACATACTGGTCAGTAGTCTTAATAGGAACAAATGATTTTTCACCATTTCTACGAGTGTATTCAAATACACATATTATAACAGGATGATGACAAGTAATCATACTAATAGTATACTCAGCATTATCAGCATGCCATTCAGCATAATCATTATTAGTTTTAAATTCTTTTACAACATATTTATTATTATTTGTGTTCATTATAGGTAATCCTCCAGATTATTGTTATTTATTGTTATTAATAATTTCTATTGCTCTATCAATAGTATCAACCATTATCTCACGATTTTCAACATCACCTCTGACATGGTCAAATCTTGTTTTAGCATCAACTATGAGTTCTTTAATTCTATTGAGATTCTTTACACACTCTTCATCAAACATAATATATTTGTCATGAGCTGCAACATACTTAATAAATCTATCAGACATAAAGCATTTACTCCACATCTTATTAAATGATTCATTATTTTTTATATATATCTCTAATGATGGGTGAGAAAGACATATATCTATTGTTATGTTTCTATTAAACATGTTCCAACTAATATGATACACATTTAACAGCTTTGCTATGTTATATTTATAGAATGTCATAATGTACTCCCAATTTAAAGTGTTTGCCCAAGTTATACAAAACAATGGTAATATATATACAAATAGTGTGAGCATCTATCTATGACAAACACCCACACATATTTATAGACAACACAACCATAACACACAACTTCCCTAAAGAGTAGGCTATCACCTCTACTCTTATGGGTTAAGGATTACTTATCCTCGTTAATCTTAATGTCTGGTAGTTTTGTTTCCTCTTCATTGAATGATACTACGTCCTTACCATATAGAGTCTGTGATACTGTATTCAGATTCTTCAAGTTCATAGTACATGCCATGATAACATCTCTCTTACTAGTTGTCCAACCACCAAGTAGCTTATTGTAAGATGCCTTAGTAGGTGCTTTCTCACTCTGTATTATCATTAGACCTAAATACTGCTTAGCTCTCTCAACTAAGCCTTCATAACTCATGTCTATATCTGTCATGATGTAACTCCTATTCTTATTAATTAATTACTATATAATTCTATTAAAATGAAATTTAACTGAAATCGTATATACGAAAACCCCCGAATGGGGGTATGTAGTGGTAAAAAGGTTAAGCATCAAAATCCTACAATTTTTTTTAGTAAACAACTTGGTCATATCACTTGACTTGTACTTGACTTATAACTTAGATTCTGGGCGGTGGTTGGGTAAAGGAATATATAATGTGTAGTAAGGAGGAAAAAAATGGCCGAAGAATATAAAGAATTATCTCACCTCAATCAATCCGACCAAGAGGCCGTTTTAGAAACAATTTCTAAATCATATGCTCCAATACAAATAGACAATAAAATATATATGATACCAGAAGCTGTAAATGATTTAATAGATAGATTGGTAAATCAATTAGAAGATAATGGACATAAAATAACAATAGGAGAACTTTTTGGAAAAAAGAGCAATTAAAGGAATAGACCATTATGTCTATGACAACTACGAAGAATTTAAAAAAAATTGCCCAAGCGAAGAAGTTCACGATGATTGGAGAACTGGAAATGAAGGTGATTGGGTTTATTCTGATGATGATAGAATAGTTCAATTACTTAAAGTAAGTAAAAATGTTAGCCATCCGGGTGATAGGAAAAACTATAAGTATGCAAATGGATGGGTAAGAACCGTTGTAGGTAGCTTTTTAAATAGGCATACAGTTAAAATGGATACTGACTTTAGTTCACATCCCAACAGATATACATTTAGTAAAAATATTAAAGATACTAATAAAAGAGTAAAGGAGAGAAAAAAAGTAACCAATAAAGAAAAGATGTTTGCTACTAATATTGTAGTAGGTATGGGAGCTGTAAATGCATACAAAAAAGCATACAATGAAATGTCAACAAATAAAGCTGGTAAGAAAGCAGCTATATTGTTAAAACAGGAAAGAGTTATGAAAGAAATAGAAAAATCAGTATTGGATGTTGCTAAAGGCCTTGGAATAGACCATGAATATATATTAAATAAATTAAAACATCTTGCTGATTATAGTGAAGATGATAATATCATATTGCAGTCGACTAAAGAATTAGGTAAGATTGTTGGAACATCTGGTAGTAATGTAAAACAAATAGAGACTGGTATAGTAGGAATGTTTAAAGGATTTGGTAATGAAGATATTCAAATAGCAAATAGAAAAGAAATACCAAATAATTCTAACCTAGAAGAAGAATAAATGGATATTAGAAAAGACGATGAAGGCAACATTATAGGTTGCGATAAGTGTGGTTCTAGGCAATTAAAAAAAGATGGATGGGCCTATTGGAAAACTTTAAAAAGACAAAAATGGCAATGTAAAGCATGTGGTAAAAAATTTCTTAATCCTAAAATTATTGAAAAAGCTCCTTTTGAAAAAGAATTACAAGAAGTAGAATTTATACCTATAGATGAAATAATAGAACATAGAAAAAAACAATACAATCAAAAACTAAAAGCAAAAAAATCTAAAAAATTAATAAATATAA